TAGACCCTCTCTCATTATTACAATCAAAGCATGTTACCATTAAATTGACTTGAGAGTTATTTCCCCCCTCAGATATCGGTATTATATGATCCGTAGTGGCATTAAAGTGGGTTAATTTGTTTTCACAGTAAATACATTTAGCATTTTTGTTCTCTAATAAAAATTGCTTAGCGAATCCGGACGTTCTTCTTTTGACATTTCTGCCGCTCCATTTCAATCCAACGACAACAATATTTTGAAGAAACTTATATCGCTTTCGATATATTACACAAAATCTGTAGTCTTTTTTCATCCATATTATTGGAGATATAATCCAAAACCATTTATCCCATATATCTTTCGGAACTGATAAAAAGTGTTGGTCTTTTGGATTTTTTATTGATTTAATAATTTGTAAAATTCTCACTAACTAATTTATTTTTTGAGTTGTCTTCTCAAAAAAATCACCCCTCGGATGATCCTGTTAGGTAATCCAAAACCTCATCTACGGTTTCAAATTTTTTATCATCAATATGGAATTTTTCGGTTTCAGAAAAATAATTTATTTTCTGTCCGTCATATTCTATTTCATTATCAACAACATCCACTCCTAGTCTTTCAGCCAAATCATTCATAAGTTGAGCTCCGATATATTGATGAGATTCTTCTTCTTGTGGTAAATTTTCTTCTTCCTCATAACCATCCACTAATGATCGAGGGTCAGTTTCTTCTTCTTGGTATTCATCTGTTGATATAACATCAATGGGGTCATTTTCAATTTCGGGTAAATCAATTGGGTCTAATTCATTTAGATCATTCTCAATTGAACTTCCTAAATTTTCTCTAACATATTGATTAAATTTCTTAACTATTCTCATATAATTCTATTTGATTTTTCTATACTATATATTAATTTTTAATATCACTTATTTCAGAGACTACATAGTCCACAAATGCGTCTAATTCGTATTCAATTCCTGAACAAAACTCAAATATATCTTTTCCACTAGCTGAAGTGAAGTCCAGTGATTTTGATCCATTTTCATATTCAATTATTCTACCCGAAAGACACTCTTCAGTTTTGTTTTTACAATCAGTTATGTAGATTGTTCCATGATGATGTTGTGATCTTTTGTATTTTTTTGATTCTTTGTGTTCGAATTTAAAAATCCCAAAATCGTCTTCAAAAATGATCTCATTCTCAAGATATTTTATTTTATTGTGGGTCTCAATTTCTGTTCCGTTCTGGAACGATCCTAGAAATTCTTTTTCTATGTCTATTAAATTAGAAATTCCATATTTAGATATTTTGTCAAGAATATCATTGAGTCTTTCGTCTGTTGAGTAGGACTCATACCTAACTATGTGATTCATACGATATATATCTAGCTAAAACTCATTAGTTTGTTCCGATCCCACTAATTGAATCAATTTTAACCTCTCGGTTTCTTTTTTTATAGATAGAGTCAACTCTATCGGCGAATTTGTGTTCATTTTCGTATCTATAAACAAACTCGTTCATAGACGATTCGGATATTTTGTAAATCGCAATAGAACCATCAGTTATTTTTCTATTTATCGATGTATGATAAAATAAATATTTATCATACAATGGGTGGGATTTCATTTCGGATATCATGTATTATATATTGCATGATATCCTTCTTCTATGATCCAAATATATCCACAACCACAGATAGTCTTTTAGTAATTTGTGGCATTTCTAAAGGTTCAATAATAGAATTTATCGGAGACAAAATTGCTTTCTCGAATTGAATGTCATAATCGATTTCGGGGGAAAATTCCATCGGATAAAATCCTCTTATATAAGCAAAAATATCATTAATTTTTGTATTCTTACAATAGTAGTATTTGATTTTAGTGCCTGATTTTATAAATTCATATTTTTGTTGAGCTGCCTTATTTCTAAGTAAAAGATAATTATAATATGCAGCTCCTTTAACAGCAAAGTGTGTTCCAGACACAAAACTAAGAAACTCTTTATCTTCTAAAACCTTTGTCTCGTAATTAGAGACGGAAGATTGCATCGATATCTCATCAATATCGGCTAGCTCAAATTCTCTTCTTAGATTCTTAACTAATTTAAGAAGATCTTTTATGTTAAAATCATCAGGATGAGCAAAAAGATACTTAACGATCTCTATGATCTTTTCTCTAGCGAATAGTGGTGTTGATGATCTAACCAATTCTACACCTTTGGGGAAAAGATAATTTAATCTCTCATAGGGAATTCCATCCTCATATACAATATGTTGAATGTATTTTTTCTTAGCAATGTTTATTATAGATTCTGATATTCTTTCTAGCTCAAAGTCCTCTTCATTGGGGACTCCAAATGATGATGCATAATCTTCTAAACATTTTTTAAAATAGTTAGCATATCTGAAATGATCAATCCCATGAATATAATCTAATTCATTTTCCCAATTCCAAATGATAGTTTTATTAATTAGTAGGTCTTGGATTTCCTTTTTATTTAAATCTCTATCTTTAACAAAAAAACCATCTATTATAATCATTTCTATATTTTCAGACCCTAAAATAGACTCCAGTGTGGATTCACCATCATTCGACCTAACCTTAGATACGGATCCCACAAAATTTGGATTATCTGTTTTTGTATTTGATCTGTTTTCCAGTATTATGAATTTTTTATCAATTTTAGAAAGAAACTCATTACACAAATGTATATTTTTCCACTCTGAGTGGACAATAGCTGGTTGAAATGATACAAATAAAGAGTCAGTATCTGCATAAATTGATGCGGGTTCAATTCGATTATCATTGTCATCTCTCTTTGGATTTATTGGTGTTACATTTTTTATTCCTAGTTTTGTGTGTAATTCAAAATCTAGATGCCATTTATTATACCAATAATCCTCATTAACCCTATCCATTGTTTGGGTAAGATCTCGACCCTGTGCCGTTATCGTACCGGCGACATGTTTATTATAGAGAATAAAATAAGGTGTTGCGAAGGCTCCTTGATCTTTGCCCTCACTCACTGAGTGAGGGCCTAAACATAAGAACCATTGAGGATGAGCTTCAATGCTGTCTGAAGCCCATTGTAATAATCTACTTCTCTTTTCAGACTAGTAGATTGAATCCTCAATGATTCAATTTTTTTTAACTTTTCTTCTTCTTTCATATGGTCATATATAATATATTTTAAACAAGTTGGTGATCAATCATCAAATTGAGTTTCGAAGCTTATCATCAGATTAGAATTGGAATTTCTGTTTAATATAAAGCTCTCAAATACATGGAATTCAATTTTGTCTTGATCACTGATATTACCTAAGTATGATTTACTAAATATTATATTTTTACTCGATACTTCGACTTGATCAACCTCTAGTTCCCAGACTGAGGATTCTGATATTAAAACTCTACCATCCGAGTCGACATTCAAATTTAGAATTTTACCTTCGGAATTTATATTTGATAATTTCTTAATATCATCAAAATCAGGTTTTTTAATTACAAAACTCCATTTTTTAGTCTTTAGATTAAGCTTTTGATCAAGAGCTTCTTTGGAGATATTTCTTATTTCAGATTCTTCTCCACAAGATTGACTCATTTTGAACTTTCCACTTTTAATTTGAAAAAATCTAGCCGATCCTGTTCCCTCATCATTTGTTCGCCAGTCAATTTCCATTTTTATTGGTGTATTGCCTTTTATCATTCCTAGATTTTTAACAAATTTTTTAGAAGAAGTTATGATAATATCTATTGATTGATCAATATCCTTTTTGTTGGAGAAATAGTCATCAGTTTTCAATATGTAGCTTTTAAATGCTAATATCATATTTTCTCCCACCATTGAGTATATTAATATATCCTCTTCATCGATTTTTATTTTCATAGAGTCTCCTATTTTAGATAGATCCTCTAGCTTAGACAACAAATCTTCAAATTTATCAGATTTTATTATTATATCTATTTTGGATGTTGTTAATTGGGACATGAATTAGATTTGTGTAATTAATATATAACCTAAAATTTATTTGTTTTATAATGGACAAAAGAGTGAGGATCATAAGAATGGAAGACCCATATACCAATCTTAAAAGTGGTGATGAGGGAACTATATCTGGAGAAGATGGATTCGGGCACATTTTGGTCAAATGGGACAACGGGTCAACTCTACATCTAATACCCGAAATAGATGAATTTGAGATTCTAGAGCAAAGATTTATTAAGTCGTTTGAATCTTTTGGATTTAATCCAAATAAAGGAATAAAGGAATTAAAATCCGAATCTACCTTCATTGAGTCTAAATTAGAAGAACTATCTGACTTAGTTAGTTCTTTTCAAACCACTATTTTTGAGTGGTCAACCACTGAATCTTTTTTGGAAATAAATTTTGAGATAGGGGACCAGGATGTTCAGATACGATGGGATATTGATTTGGATAAAATGCAGATTGATGAATCAACCATTCATAATGGTGAGGAAGATATTTGGTTTGATAAAATCTCATCGATTGATGAGGCGATACACATAGTTGAGAAGGAGATTCACTACTGGTTGGATATATCCGAAAACAAATACGATGAAATACTTAACTATCACCCATTAAATGAGCCAAGAAACGAATCATTAATGGGTGATAGTGTTGAAGGTACTTATAAGTATAATGATTTAATCAAATTTAAATTTGATAGAGTTGATATGACTAAAGAAGAATTTTCTGTACATGGAACCTTGACCATAAATTCGATTGATTTTGATGGGTACATGTTTGGATATCCCGGTCGAGGAAAAGATGATGATTACGAAGCATCTGAATTTAAAGTATCATCGGGAATTTTTAAAAGAGAGATAGATTTTGATACCTATATCTCAAATAAAATTAAAATTTCTGGCGATGAGTTTGAAAATATATTACTCTGGTTAAAATCAATATATGATAAATACTCATCGTCATTTTATAAAAAGCCATTGGAGAAAGAATATTTTCTAGAAATATTTTCTGATATATTAGATAATGGATGGGAGATTTCCGTATCGAATTACGAAGAAGTATTTTGGAATGACCAAGCACGCGCACAAGGAATCATAAAGAGAAAATATGACTATATTATTAACCTAGAAAGACAAACTTTTTACAAAATTAGCAAGAGTATATTCCAGGAGATTTCTGATGATATGTCTATAATAAATAAATCATTGGAGCAAATAAGATCTCTGAATGATATATCTCCAAGTGGAGTTATAATAAATAATAGTAAAGACGAAGTACGAGGGGCGGACTGGATATTTCCAAATAAAATAACACTAATGTTTAATAATTTATAATGAAAGCTCAATTTATAGAACTTGACATAATACTTAAATCGGAGTCTAAGCCCTGGATTATAGATAAATCCAATCCAAATATTCCCTTGATCAAAATTGAACCACATGAGTTTAATTTATTCAAGTCAGGAATCTACCGATCCCAAAAAAATAAAATGGATTTTAATGGTAAGATTTTTTGGTTATCAACAGAATTTATGAATAAACTGAAAATAAAATCAAAAAATAACAAAGTAGATATATCAAATCTGGGGATATCAATGCAAGAGTTTATGAACAAGGATGTTATAGATAACATTCACTTTGATATAAATATGGATGTGTTCAGGCCGATGGTGAACAAAAATGATGATATCTATATCATATGTTCAAAAAACACTAAGATAAATTTTAAACCTCAGATAGACAAATTGGAAGAAAAAATGTCTCAAATTGGACTTAAAGTCAAAGACTTTTATTATATCTCAGAGACATTTTACAATAAGAACTTGGATGATATAGCTCATAAAAAATCAAAATTAATTTTGCAACATTTAATTGGGCTTAAGTCTGATGGTGATAAGTTTGTCGATGACGAAATTAAAAAATACACAGAAATTACTTTCTGTGATGATAGTCCAAAATCAATTCAGTTCTGTAGAGATATAAATCTTCTGCTTGAGTCAATGGCTCTTAGGTCTAGTGATATAGTTAGGAAAAAAATACAAGATGTCGTCAAAAACAACGATAACCTTTTGATAATTAAAGAGTGGACGCATAACAAAGCTAATAAATGGAAAGAATATCAAATCGAAGTCTCATTTTCAAATATAATTAAAAGCTTCGAGAACTTTAAGTTGAAAAATTAAATTGGATCTTTCTTATTCTTCTTAAGAGCATCAGCTATCATATCATTCAAATTTCTTGAATCCGTTATTCCAGAGTTCTCTTCTGTTTGCTTAGATATTTCGCTTCCCAATGACTTTGACACTTCCATTATATCAGTTCGGAAATCTTTATAGAATTTTTCTAGATCGGTCTTTTGACTAGAAGCAAATTTGGAATTTTCTCTTATTTGTGATATTGTTTGGTTAACAACTTCATGCATTCGAGCCGCGTTGTCTCCATTATCAACTTGTTTCAGTTGAGTTAGGAAATTTCTTCTAGTCATTCTTTGTAAAAATAAAATTTCCGCATATACCATAGCATCTTCTTTTACCTTATTTTTAATATATGGATGACTTTTTAGGTCAGGAAAATCTCCTAGATATAAATCCACCAGAGACTCTAGAATTTCCACTCCTTTTTGAGTAGCAACTGTTAAGTCTGAGTCATAATCATATATTTCAATATTTCCCAGATTGGGGAGATCATCTATATTGGCTAGATGTTCTGATATATCAAAATCATTTGTCTCATTTTGAATCATATCAAATTCATCGGATACTCTGTTTATTTCTTTTTCTTTTTTCGTAGACATAGACTATATATAATTTTGAAAAATTCAATTTTTTCTACTTTTTCAAAATTATATATAGTCTATGCCAAGGAAAAGGGGTCTTAATAAAACAAAGGTTGGTTTTTCAATTGATAATAACATCCAAAAGGAATTTGAAAAATACTGCTCCATAAATATGAAAAACAAATCAGCGGTTGTTAATGACTTATTGAAAAAATTTCTCAAAAATAATAAAGTAAATGTTGAAGCAGATAATATGGACATCTGAAATGATTTCCGAGGCAACGGAAAAAATAAACAATGGATTTGTTCTTTCTAGACTTGACAATCCATTTTATGAAAAAACAGTTGGTTTAAGAAATCAAGGTATTAAATTTAAAATGTCTGAATGGGAACAAGATGAATATATCAAGTGCGCTTTAGACGTTCATTACTTTGCTGAAAAATACTGTTATGTTAAAGGAGATGATGGTCAGCCCATAATAATAGAATTAAGAGATTATCAAAAAAAAATCCTAGATAATTTTACTAATAATAGATTCAATATCTTAATGGCTAGTCGACAGGTTGGTAAAACTGTATGTTCGTCAATAACAATTTTGCATTATTCTCTTTTTAATAACAATAAAAACGTTCTTGTAACAGCTAATAAATTAGATACATCAATTGAAATCTTAGATAAAATACGTGAAATATATCAAAGGTTGCCATTTTTTCTTCAGCAAGGAATTGTGAATTGGAACCAAAAGTTTATGACATTTGAGAATAAAAGTCGAATAAAGGGATTTGCCACAACAAAAACATCATCAATTGGACAGGCCGCAGACTTTCTATACCTCGATGAGTTTGCTCACATACCTGAAAATATCGCAGAGAAGTTTTATAAATCGGTATTTCCCACAGTATCCAACATAGATAATTCTAAAATCATAATAACGTCCACTCCAAATGGTCTTAATCTATTCCATAAACTTCTAACGGAAGCTGAAAAGCCAGAAGGTGAAAAATCATCATATGTTGCTGATAGAGTATATTGGTGGCAAGTTCCAAAAAGATTCGTAACATATATTAGAATAAACTCTAAAAAAATTGAATCTTTTGAAATAAAAAAAGAAGAGATATTCCAATATTTATCTAGTAAATACATTCTGAATAAAATTGAAATGAAATTTGATCACGAGATAAAAAAATGGGTTATACACGTTTATAATAGTGAAGATTGTCAAGAAGAGGACATTCTAAAGGAAGAATATAGAGGGATTAGATTTTTAGAATTTTCAGAAATAACGACATGGAAAAAACAAGCCATTAAAAATATTGGAGGGGAGGATGCTTTCAATCAGGAATATGATATACGATTTATAAATTCATCAAGAAATCTACTAAGTGAAGGTCTAATTGATGAACTAACTAAGAATAAAAAAGAATACGAGTGGAGAGAATTACCTGAATTTGACAGATTAAAATTTTCATATAGAGATTTAAGTTGGGTAAAGAGTGAGGAAATATATATCCCAGAGCAGAAAAAAAATATTAAAGTTATTATATCTGTTGATTTGTCTGAAGGATTGGGACAAGATTACTCAGTTATAAACATATTTAAATTAGGGATCAAGGATGTTGAAACAATTGAGAGACAAAAATCCAAGTTCAAATCCATTGTAGATTTCTCTAAGTTAGAACAAATTGGACTATATAGAAGTAATGTGATTTCTGTAAAAGAATTGTCTGAATTGTTATATATTTTATGCTTTGAATACTTCAATCCCGATAATGTTAAAGTCATCTTAGAAATAAATACCTATGGGAATGAGTTGCTAGCTCATCTACCCAACGTATTTGAGGGAAACAATGACTATGGATCTTATATCTTTATGAGGTATAAACATAGACAAGATGCTGTAGATGAAAAAATCGGAATTAAAATAGGTGATAATAAAAATCTTTTAGTTAAAGAATACCAAGAACGAATGGAGTCTAAGTCCATTCAGATAAATCATGATTTAAATATATCAGAGGTCACGACATTTATTGGACACACTACCAATGCTGGTAATACTCGGTACGCGGCTGATGGGTCATCTAATGATGATATTGTAATGACATTAGTTTCTTTGAGTAGTGTCTTTTCCAAGGTCCAATTTTCTCAAATGGTAGATGAGTATATAAATGATTTTTCAGATGAGGAAACCAAAAAATACATTAATGAGTTTATGAATGGCGAAGACTATATCGAACCAATAAACTATTCACAAATTCTGAATATTCGAAGAAGGAAAATGAACGCCAAATCGGATATCAATGAGAAATCAATTGGTGATTGGATTGCTAGATTTAAAAGCTGATAGATCTTCAATTAATCTGTATTTGATTTTTAAGGCATGTCTGTCTAAATTTGAATCATCTTCTTCAGCAAATTCGATCCAATTGACATACAGATGCTCTCTTAGTTCTTTTATTAGTGAGGGTCTGTCTTCGCCTGAAACACACAAAGCCCACGGTTCATACTCAATTCTAATATTTCGACCCTTATCACAGAGGTAGGGAAATAGTTTTATTTTCCTATTAGGAATAATTTTAATATCCTTGAACTGAAATTCAGAGAGATATATTGGTGATAAATCCATTAGTTTTTTTCCATAGTTGCAGATAAACCTGCTGATTTTAATTTATCTTTCATTTTGGTGATTGTATCTTGATCTCCGTATTTAACATCACATTTTCCTCGGAAGTGTACAATATGAGCACATTGGGAAGCTTGCTCGTATTCATGATCACATACCTTCATCAGACAGGTTATTACCCAATCAAATGTATTATAGTCATCATTATTTACAATGAGTCTATATGGTAGGGAAGCAATTTCGTCAACTTTGGATTTTGATTTTTTCTTAGTTATTGTTGCCATATTATAGTTTTATTTTTCTATTAACATCTATTATATCAACCTGACACGGTTGGGTTTTTGCCCATTCTCGAAATTTTATTAAATGCTCAACTCTATCATCATACATTGTTAGAATGTCAGGAGAGCATTTTTCAATGAGTTTCTCAAATAATTTAGCCTTGAACAGAAATGTATCCATTCCTGGATTGAGATGAATTTCATCAAAACTTAGGTTATTGCTATTCAGTATAGATTCAACTTCCTTTCTTAATTTTTCCATTCGACCGGTGGCTAGTACAACCAATGCGTTTTCGGAAATGGATTTCAGATACTGCCTGTAGACCCACTGATTCATAGGGATATGAAATATGTCTTGATCTAGTGTCTCCTTTTTGGACCACCAACCCCTATGTGGCCAATCAATATTTGTTTGCATTTTGAATGTCTTCTTCCCCTCCTCCGGCTCGGGGGTATAGAAAAGAGTTCCATCAAAATCAAAAACGTATATTTTTCGAGACATACTGTATATATTAAAAAGACGATACAGCAAATATAGAAAATTTTCCTAAAAAGACCTCTTTTTTATTTTAATATATAATTTATGTGGCAAAATTTTCTTAAAATATCACTGATTATTGTGGTTATATTATTGGGTCTATCGATTCTTTTTTGGAGAGATGAATTGAAAGATATTTTCAATGGTGGATCTATCGAAAAGATACTGGAACTAGAAAAGAGAAACAAAGAGGTAGAGGAGAGAAACAAAATTCTAAATGATAGTTTGTCATTTTACGATCGAAGACATTCTGTTGACTCCCTTAAAATAGTTTCTTTAGAAACTGAAATTGATAGTATCGATATAGATATTGATATCATTGATGGTAAAGTAAGGATGACAAAAAAAGAGCTTGAAAGAATCAAAAAAGAACATAAAGATTCTAAATCAATAATAGAAAAAATTAAAAACACCCCCAACACAAAATCAGGAGACGAACTTCTCCTTTCAATAGATCAAAAATTAAAAAAAATTAAATGAGATATATTATTTCAATTTTATTTATAATACAGTCGATATTTTTATTCGGACAGGGACCTATTGGCAAAAAATATGACAATATTCGACTCGATCGAGAGACTTTTCCATCATATGTTATAGCTAATGAGAGTGACACTATTGGTATCGCATTTACATTAGAGGATGTTAGAAAACTTGATAAGAGTCTTGAGCTATTAGAATACTTAGAAGATAGATCGGGTAAAATTGACACAACTCTTTATTACTATGTTAGTTTGGTTGGAGATTTGGAGCTAAAGATAGAGCTTCAAAAAAATAAAATATTAAATTTAATTACTCAGTCCACGATAAAGGACTCCATGATAGAGGATCTCAAATCTAAAGTATCTGTCCTAGAGGATATTAAAAAGAATAGTGATCAAATTGTTAAGAACAAAGATGTGATTATTGAAGAACAGGATAAAGAAATAAAAAAGCAAAAATTCCTTAAAACTCTATATCTAGGAGTTGGTGTAGTGATTACAGTAACATTAACAATTTTCTCTCTTCGTCAATAAAATGACTTTTTTAAAGTAATATATAGTATAAAATATAGTAATAATATGAGATATATCAAACAGTTTGAAAAACATAAAGCTTCAAAAAAATTAAACGAAATAATTAATGAAGCTGTAATGCAAGTTGATGATATCGCTAAAGTAAGAGCTGTAGCTGATATACCACAATCATTGATTAATGCTGTTGTGAAAAAGTGCAAAGACGGATCCGGCAAAAATGTGAGATCCTTCTATAGCGATAATGACATTGCTGAGGAAATTGTTAAGCATGTTTTTAATACGTATCTAAACATTGATCATATTTCGACTGTTCCTTTTGTTGGTGGTACAGACAAATCACAGGCTCAGCCACTACAAGCACAACCACAGGTTCAACCTCAGGCACAAATTCAACCTCAGGCACAGGCCCAAGCACAACCGCAGATTGATCCCCAATCTCAAGCGCAGGCTCAACCACAAATTCAATCAGATGAGCAGACCCAACCACAAGTACAAGTTCAAGTAGAAGCTCAACCTGATGAATTTGAAGAAGTTCAGGAAGAGGATGAAGAGGATGAAGAAACAGAATCTGAAGATCTTCCGATCTAATAAATACAACTCCAAACATCTTCGTATTTTGGACCAAAAAACGACCTTGATTGGTCGTTTTTACTTTTAAAAATTATATATAGATAATGGTTATTGATAGATTTGAAAAATTCTCCTCTGATGGTCTTATAATTGTCGATGTTCAGAAATCTTTCTCTAAGTTTTTTACAAATAAATATGTTGATGAATTAAATAAATATTGCAAAGAATTTAGTGACGTTTATCAAATATGGGATAACCACATTGATGGTACTGGAGTTGATAAAGATTATCTATATGATGCCAATCCAAAAATTCCAATACACAACGACCTATATCATTTTCCAAACCAAAGAGATCTTATTGAAAAAAGATATAACTATAATGTTAATATCGATTTTTATAAAAAAATCTTAGACGTAGATCAATACAAAGACATAAAAAATCGTGAGTCTTTAAAATCATTAAAAAAAGGAGAATCGTTTAAGACCAAAGAGGGAACATATATTGTTTTTGTTGGAAATAAACATAGATGGACTCATGTGGGAATAAAACTAACTAACCTATTTTTGTCACTACGGAATCGAAATATTACGATCGTTGGTGGATCTGACTCTGAGTGCTTAGAAGACATGATTGTTTCTGCCAGATCCTTGGGTGTAACAATTGAAAGGAATTGGAGATTTATCTATTCTGCAAATCACTGTCCTATAAAATAATATATATTTTGTGATTCATAAATATATTCACTTTATAAATGAGATTAATAAGTCTAAGATGGATATGTTTATGGATCCATCAATATCTAATCTATTCACAACATCTATTGAAATAGAGCTCGAATCTACTAAGTTGGGTGAGTCTACTTCGGAATACACCAATAATCAAGTTCTATCAATAATGAAATTAATAAAAAATTCTCTTTTGAAGGAATTGGGTAGATCTGATTGGTTTGATTTAGATAAAAACTCGAAATTTATCGATGATATACTCAATGAGATTGAAAATGACTATGACGACGATGAATATATTTTAGATGAAGTTTTATCTGAAAAAACATATCGAAGAAACAGAGAAAGACTATTTGTTGTTCAAGTAGTTAAACCCTTAGTTATAAACTATTTTTTTAAAGATAATTTTGTTTATTTAATAAAGAAATTTAAAGACGAATTTCCATTCTTTTATAAAAAGTGGTCCAAACATCTAAAATTTGAAATCGATAACACCTTAGATAGGGGAATAGAATTATCCAACTCTACATATTTCATTGGTGTGGATAATCTTATAGATCTTATAAATGATTTCTATGATGAGTATGAGACAAATAAAAAATGGAAATTTCAAGACTCTACAGGAATACATATAAATATTGGATCCATCAAGAAAGAAATATTTAATCCCATAAAGGGCATTTTATTTTTAGACGACGAAGGAAGTGATCCTTTTGTCTTTAAAAATATGACGTGGAGACATAATAATAAATACTGCGGATCTCTTAGAGATGAATTAAAGAAAGATAAAGATCTCATCTCTAAATCTTTTGAATGCTTAAAATCGGGTAATATATCAGATTGTGAAGAGTTATTAAACAATAAACTTCAATCAATACTAATTGATAACGGATATAAGAATTTTGGACTTAATCTTTTGAATTTCAATAAAAATTATGTAGAATTTCGATATCCTGGTGGAGATATCGAAAAGGATGTTCTAATAGATAAAATCTTATACTTCATGTATGTTTACTACATGATGGTAAATCCCAATTTAGATAAAAAGGAATACCACAAAAAGCTATATAAATTTCTATCGAACTAGAATTACTTTATAATTTCTGAGCTTTCTACCTCTTCAACTAATTCACTACCTCCCAAATTAGCTGCCCAAATTGAAATATCTTTAGTTAGGTCCTTTGATTGATTGTCATAGTAATTTATGATCTTAGATATCTCTCCTATCCTTCTTAGGATATTGGCAAATAGATAAGCATCCTTGGTTAAACCTTTTATCTTATGGGTCGATATTATGTGGTACAGATATGTAACCTCTGTTGGTGTCATATCAACGGATAGATATTCCTTATCATTAGGAAAGGATAACTCTTTCATTCCGACCATAAGGTCAGTTAATTCTATCGCAATAAAAACGGTATTTACATCATATTCCATTTTTTGAAGAATCAAATTAGTCAAGAATGTATATTGTGGTCTATTCATATGAAATTTAAACTTAGAATCTCTAAGATCGACCTTTAGGTTTCTAATAAAATCTTGAGCCTTGGCGTACAAAACATCTTTTTCTTCCTCAGTTGCGTTCTTTCCAGTCTCGCTTTTTATATAATTACTAAAATCTTCAATATATGAGTCCATTCTAGACTCAGTGTCGAAATTCAATAATCTATGCTCATTTTCCTTCTCAACGAAAACCATTTCTGGCTTTACTGAAACTGTTTCAATTTTATTTTCCATTATTATGTTATTTTTTTATGATATTAGTTCCTTTCCATCTTTTTGTTGTTGATGGTAAAGTTCTTCTACTTGATTTGCTCTAGCAACTTTCTCAACCCCATATTTATTAATCAATGAAGAAAAAGTATTTAGGTCCGTTTTTATCATTTTAATTTTACCTGAATCCATATCTATTGATATTTTATCAATTTCTTGTTCTATCAATATATTAATCGATTCTTGATCAAACTTTTCAATTAAATTTTCGTTTATTGAAACTAATAATTCCTTTTCGAGAATGAAAAGATATTGATCTGACAATTTAGATATTTTAATTAAATTTTTTTGTTTTTCACTACCAATAAATTGGAATCTAACATTCAAAGGAAATGTCTTTTTGTTAAAAACGTGAAAAAAGGAATCTCTTGAAGATTCGGATAGTTCATAAAATGTGCTCATGTTTTATTTAGTTGTATATTGATATTCAAATATTGTTTATAGAATTATAAGCAATGTTGATAATAATATTATTATAGTTGTTGGGACAATACCAAACCAAATAATATTATTTACTTTAACCGAGTTCAAATGTTTAAATCCAATTATAATTAAAAATGAAAATTTGTCTACTTTTTGAGGCGGTTTATAGAAATCATAAAGCTCAGAGAGACCGATTGAATTCAAATATTCACTGAGTTTAGATAGATAATCTATTATAAAATTTTCAGATAGTCTATCAACATCTGATTTTCTTAAATTATATGGTTCTCCTAACGCATCTGGTACATTCAATACTGTATACATGCGATTAGCTCGATCAATCTTTATTCCAAACTTGGAAAATAGATTATTTTTATTATCAAGAATAGATTTCCTATACTCTCGATATAGTAAAAATTTCCTAAATAGATTCATATAATATTCTATCCAAAATTTAAATATAAGTTTACTTTTTGCCTATCGTAACTTCTCCATGTATAGACATTATGTAGTTCTTAAGAGCTCCTCTAGATCCAACCACTGATGATATATCAGCCAAAATAGCTGTCATTGTTTCAACTCTTTCTAAAAGATTTTTCATTTCAGGTATTTCCAGCACCGTTTCGGATGTAGTTGGTGTTGATATCGATGATTGTCTACCTTCACTTGGGTTTTTTTCTTTATTGTAATTTCGAATTGCCTCACTTAGTCTGTCCGATCTTTCTTCGATTTTTTGAACAATTTTTTCAAATTGTTTATCTCCAACAGTATTCAGTAATACCATACTGTGGGTTATGGAACTTACAGATGATATTTTATCGGTGTTTATATTTTCAAGGCTATTTGTGAAATTATCTACAGAACTTGCTAATTTATCAAACGCCATTGATATTCTTTCTAAATTAGTTAGAGATGATTCTATTGATAGATTATCAACTCCAAGACTAGACATACCAGAAATTTTCTGATTAAGATAGGATATTAGGTCAGACAATTGACCTATTTTATTTTTCTTATTTTCAACATCTTCAATAGATGGATAATTTGATAACATATTAGAAATCTTTGATATTGATAAAGAGAAATCATCCACCCAATTAATATTAGGAGCGGTTGGTGAGGTAAGAGAAATTTCAGATAGTATCTTAGATATCTCAGATATAGACTGAGATAACATTATCGATTTTTCCTTTATATCAGGTGGTAGTCCATTAATTTGCGAAAATGATTTTCCAAATTTATCAATTGATGAGGAAACTCCATTTGTCCAGTCTTGATTTGGATAATTACTATATGAAGGTATTCTTGAAAATGATTCAGAAACAACACCAATTAAGCTAATTATAGATTCAATTTTTGATTTACTAGACAGTATTTGATCTATTGATATCTGATCTATTGCCATTAATGGATCTTTAATTGATGATATAAATTGATTGATTTTTTTCGACCACTCATTATTCTGAATATCAGATATATCAATTGAAGGTGGTTTTATTTGAGATATTTTATCTGATATAACTTTAGATATCCCCAATATATTTTCAATTTTTTGAACTATGGAGGACGGATCGATATTAAATTTATTAATATAATCGACCATCGATCCAATATTAGAAATTGATGATTTTATCATTGAATACCAATCAACATTTGGTAAATTCTCTGAATATTTGACATTTGATATTCGAGAGGAGATTGAGTTTACAACATCGAATATAGATTCTATCTTACTTTTGTCTACCTGATAATTGAAATCTGACATTGATCCAACAGATTTCAGTAGATTAGAAATATTAGATATCCAATTTGGTGGAGGTATATTTACCTCATATGACGCCTTTGAAGTTGATATTGATATAGAATTAATAACTTTAATAATGTCATCAATATTTTTTGTAACTGACATCATACGATCCTTTGGATATTGTAGTGTTAGTACTTTAGAAACTTCCTCAATGAGTCCCTTTATAGTTCCAACCCAATCAGATGAGGATTTATTAATATTTGGTATTTTTATAGATGATAATTTTGAAGACATCATCGATAAGGAATTTATAGTTGAGTCAGATATTTCGGGGACATCTAAATCTGATAGTCCACTGAATGATTTGAAAGATTGTTCAATTGATCTAACCCAATCCATATCGGGATATTTACTAAATTTACCAATGGATAATATTCTATCTATTGATACAATTTCCCTAGCCATATCTTCTAGACTAGATCCAAGCCCGGACTTTATGAAGTCACCAATTGAACTAAATATCGATTTATTTTCTCCGATTTGGATAAATGATAACAAAGATGATGCAACTCCATTTATCCAATTTTTGTTTGGATAAATTTCATATCTTCCCTTTGATAGAATTTGGTCAACACTAACAATTGATTTAGCTATGTCAGTTACTCCACCACCAAAAAGGCTTGAAATTTTGTCTCTCATCATAGACATAAAGCTTGGAATTGACATTAGTCCTATCATTGATACTATAGAATTTTTAATTCCTATATTCCACTTATCATTAGGGAAGCTATTGAATTTTCCCCCAGAGAATGTTTCATCCATCATTTTGATTGTCTTGGTAACTCCCCATATTTTTATTGCACCAAGAACCAAATCCCCAAATCCCAGATTCTTCTTTATATATGAGAGCAAATTACTTATATCTTTCAAAGTACTAAATACTCCTGATGTCCACTTTGGACTTGGATATTTTTTATAATTTCCTCCAGAAAATGCTTTATCAATTAACATTATTGTTCCGACAACAGCTAGGGTAGAAATTGTACCAAGGACAATAAGTGGTAAAGCAAATGCTAGTCCGATTACTGCGGACCCAAATTTTGATACAATAGATAGAGTCGGATCTACCCAATCATTTGATGGGAATTTTTTAAATGTCCCCCTTGTGAAAATTGTATCGACTACTCTAATTGTTTCAGCTATAGACTCGACAGACATTAATCCTAGAACAATTAGAGGGAAGAATAATCCCAAAGCAGCTGATCCCAATCCGAATCCACTTATTAATATTCCGGCGGATGTTGCCCACTCAATTGGAGGTACCTTACTATAATTGCCGGATCCTAAAATATAAGAAACTCCAACGATTGTTCCGGCGACAGCTAGTATCACACCTAATCCAGCCCAAAAGAAAGGATTTATAGCTTGGAATCCTAAAATAATCGCACCGAGTCCAAATCCCGCTATCGACATCCCAACGCCTAGACACCAATCCATATCAGGATATAGTTTATAGTCACCGAGTCCAATTATAAATGATGTTGCTACTATTGTTCCGGCAGTTGCTAGGATCGCTCCCAATCCAATCCAAAACATTGGTAATATAGCAACAGTCCCTAATAATAAAGCACCAACACCAAACATACCCAAAGCTAGTCCTGAGTTAAGAGCCCAATCAACACTTGGGTATATTGAATAATCACCCATTCCTAATATATGTGAAGATGCGACAACTGTTATAGCAGTTACGACTATTGCTCCTAATCCAATCCAAAACATTGGGGTCATTGCTACTGATCCAAGTAACACAGCACCAATTCCAAACATGCCTAAGGATAGTCCTGAACCTAAAGACCACTCCATGCTCGGGTATATAGAATAATCACCCGCTCCTAGTATATAGGAGGATGCCATTACTACCAATGCAGTTACTACTATAGCACCCAACCCAACCCAAAACATGGGGGTCATTGCAGTAGAACCAAGTAAGACTGCCCCTATTGCAAACATGGCCAATGATAGTCCCGAGTTTAAAGACCACTCTAAGCTTGGATACATCGAATAATCACCCATCGACAAAATAACAGAGGATAGAGCAATTGTGGCTGATATAGCTAATATTGATATACCACCTTTGATAAAGTCCTGAGGACCGCCCATTTTACTTAGTATTTTAATAGCTCCTCCAAATACAATAGAGACTAATCCAATTGACACTCCAATTCCGATAAATGATAATATCTGAGACATTGTTACATCAGCCATATTGCTTATAATATGACTAGCTGCTAATATTGACCCAGACATAGCTAAGATAATGACTGTTCCCTTCAAAACATCAGAATAGGACACACCCTTTATTCCTGATAGTAGGGGCTTGACTACATAACTTAAAATAACGAAAACTCCTGCTATTAGGATTGATGTAATGGCCTGGAAAAGTCCAATTGGAGTGACCATAGATAATAACTGGGACGACGCCATTATTGCTCCAGATAAAGCAACCAATACAATAGGCATCATTAATGATGCCTTAAGTGCGTCTCCAGGTGATATGTCTTTGAAGCTTTTTATTAATTTATTCAATCCATAAGCCATAACAGTAAAAGTCCCAGCGATTAGTATTGCTGTTAAAGCTTGGAATAATCCGATTGGTTTAACTAGTCCTAGCAAATATGATGATCCAACAATAGAAGCTGAAATAGCAATCATAACTATCGGCATCATAGCGGATGCTTTAAGAGCATCTGTTATACTAACCCCTTTAAATGAACTTATTAATTTTGATAACCCATATGATAGTGTTGTAAATACCCCAGCGATTAGTATTGCTGTTAAAGCTTGAAATAGCCCAATTGGCTTAACTAATCCTAGTAAATATGATGAACCCGCAATTGCCGCTGACATCGCGATTAATGTTATTGGTATCATTACTGATGCCTTAATTGCTGTTGAGGTATCAATTCCCTTAAACGATGATATTATTTTTGATATACCAAATCCTATTGTTGCAAATACACCTGCTATCATAATTGATGTGATAGCTTGAAATAGTCCAATTGGCTTAATTAATCCTAGTAAATATGATGAACCCGCAATTGCTGCGGATATACTAACCATTAATATTGGTATTGTTAGAGATGATTTGAGTATACTAGAATTATCCCCACTAAACGAGGATATAAATTTAGAAATTCCAAATCCTATAATCGAGAAAGTACCAGCGATCATTATAGCTGTTAAAGATTGTGTCAAAGTAATTGGACGAATAGTTGATAATATAAATGATGATAATGCAATAGCAGTAGAAATACCCAATGTTACTATAACCAAATCTTTAACTTTCTTTGGATCTAAATTCATTTCAGATATTTTGGAAAAAGCTAAAGCTATTAATGGCAAAGCTACAGATAGAGAAATGATTGAAACGAAATCAACTTGTCCGACAATTTTAAGCGCCATTCCAATCGCTAATACACCCGCCGCTATAACTAAGACAGTTGAGATCCCATCTTTTATATCTTTAATGTTATCTTTTACTTTTCCAAAAAAACCAATTTCTTTATTATCTTTTTTACCATCCTTCTTACTTTCCTTGCCCATTTCTTTAATTGTTTCTGGCTTTGCTTCAACCTTAACAGGACCTTCAATATTTTCTTTTTTGAACACCATATCCCCTCTACCAATCTCTTTTATTGTTTCCTGTGGATTCTCAACTCTATTGAATGGTAATTCATCTTCAAATTTTCTACCCAATTCAATTATTGTCTTTTGGGAATTATCTATTGATTTTAGAATTGACTCATTCTTGGATATTCTTTTATTGCTCTCCTTTAGAATATTAAGTATTGTTTCTTGATTTTTTATTAAATTTTCTTGAGTCTGTAATATGGATGTTGAGACATTCTTGATGTCTAACAACGAATTACTAATTTCCAATAGACTATTCGAAATCTTTTCAGGTTTAAGAATTGAACCAATGGGTGTCTTTGAATCCTTGATTTTATTCAAAGAATTAGATATCTCCACAAGAGATAGAGATAGATTATTTAGAGCATTTAATAACTGTGTATCCATTTAACTTTTGTTATCTGATATATATAAATTCTATTGCATTCTTTAATATATAAACTAAAAATTGGCCTATGCAGATTATGAAATTTAAAAAGTTCATCACTTCAATAAGTGAGTCTGTTAAGGAATTAAGCTTAAATAGAATACTAGATAAAATATCAAAGGATGGAAAAATAACTGATGGTGAAAGAAATTTTTTAAATAATTACGAAAAATCAAACGATAGAGATTATCGTATGATATCAAAGGAGTCGGTTATTTCAACAATTAAAGAATTAAAAAATTCAGGAAAAAGAATCATTTGTAACCTACATGATAGAAACGGATTAATTGGTCTAGAAATCGTTAATTTCGAGAATAATTTCCAATCAGATGAATGTATTTTAAGCTTGAAAGGTGGAGAAAAATTCAAGTTGGATGATAGATTTTTATACAACATATCATGGGATATGGATGGTAACATCTATTATCTAGAGTTAGATAGCGAATATTTTGAAAAAATACCACTAAAATGATCAAGAAATTCAACGAATTCAACGAATCAATTTCTGGAACAGAATTAGTGGGTCCGATGGGTCCTAATTACGGACCTACTAATTTACCAACTAAACCAAATGCTAAAGATACTGATGTTGTTTATTCAGATAATTATGGTAAATTAGTCACATATGATCAATATCAAGAAATGTATCAAGATTATCTAAAAAAAGGAGGCGATCCAATACATGGATTCAATTTGAAAAATCTAGAAATAGTTTTATCAAAATTAAATGAATCTCTTGATATAAACCAAGAAGAAATTTTAGATTGTTTTATTGACATTTTAGACCTAGGAGCAAAAATTGAATTTGATGAAGATTTTGATGGAGATGGTACTCCGTGTTTAGAAATTGAATTAATTGGTGGATATGGCCAATATAAAAAGGATGATTGTTATGATTTTTTTGTTGATATGTATAAAATATCAACAAAATTAATAGAACTATCTGATTCATACTTATTAGGATCACGTTTGGCATTTAATAAAATTAAAAATAAACCTCTAAAAGAGAAAATAAAATTAGAAAAATATTCAGAATTAACAAGAAATCAAATTGCAAGATTTGAAAATTCATTCGGGCTTATAGTTACAGATATCACATTTCAATTTTCGGAATATGATAACCTACCATCATACCCGATGTTCAGAATAAAATTTCAAAAAACAAAGATCAATGAATTATTTTCTAATAGGTTCTATGATGAGATAAACTATACTGTTCAAGACTATCTTAGAGATCTAATAGATGATGGAATTGAGGTGGAGTTTAAAGAGGCTTCTCACTATTGTTCAATAGATTTAGAATGGAAAGGTGAAGATTGGTACTCAAATATGTCAAGAGAGAGTAGAATGTTTTTACAGGATTTAAAATCCATGTATTCTCGTACAAAGGATGTAAAATACAATTTTGAAGCCGGACGTGAGGTGAAAAAATTTGTAAAATCCACAATTACTCAAAAATATTTTGATGGTATAGAAAAATTATTAGATGCTAATATTTTAAATGTTTATTTTGATGATTATGGTTGGGGGGTTAGTGCCAAAATTTCACTATCAAGTATAATATGAAACATCTATATAAGTTTAATGAGAATATAAAATCCGAAGAAATATCAGAAATGATAAAGGATATATTCCAAGAAGTCATCGATGATGGTATAGATATTTCATATCGAAGAAATCAATGGGGTGTATTACTCGACCAAGATTCAATAGAATTCTCATGGTATGGACATTGGAAAAATTTAAATCTTTCCAAAGAATCTTATTCACTCATTTCAAAAATGGCAAATTTATCAAGAATATGTAATTATGCATCATTACCATTCGATGAAAATGACAATATTCAAAGTTTAATGAAAACTAATGAATACATTCTATTAAAAAGATATTTTGATAGAATGGGACAAGAGTTGGATATAAAGATAAAAAGTATTGATTATCTTCAAGATCCACCTGCACAATATTGGAATCTATGTAGTGGATATGTTGTTATTTTCATTTCAAAAATTGAAGCAATATGAAGTACTTAGTCAAATTCAATGAGTCTAAATCCCAAGACGTTATAGATATCTTTCAAGATATTATAGACGATGGTGTATATGTTGAATATCATGATATGAAAGATACACATGATGAGATAGTATTTGGGTTCAGGAACATAGATGTCACGTATCTATCAAAAGATTCAAATGATCTTTTAGAGGGATTAATAAGAATTTCTTATGATTTATCAATTAGGAAATATGCCTTAGATCGATCCGAGGACATAGAAATGTTTTTAACGGATAGAATCTCTGGTGTTCCGAAAAATTATCTCGAAAGAATAATGAATGAATTCAATGTGAAAATATTTAATATTGAACATCGTCCCCGAGGACCATATTTAAGTCTTGTGATTATTTCCATTTCAAAAATCAATATATAGATTATGAAACACCTAATTAAATTTAACGAACACGTCTATACAAAGGCGGCAAGCACCGAATCCAAGAGTTGGATGGAAAACTTTACGAAGTTGGTAAAGTACCTGAAGAACCAGATTGATAATAGACAGGTTAAAGAATTCAAGAAAGATGGAGATAAATTCAACTTCACTGTCATGGGTCGAAAGTATGTTCTAGACACCAAGAAGAATTCAATAACTCTATTCATTAAGACTAAGGGTGAAGAAAGATCTGTTGACTTGGATCTTAAAAAAGAAGAAGTTTCAGAAATTGTATCTCTTCTGAAGAAGCCTCTAACAAGTCCTAAGGCTGATGAACAAGGCAGGAAGCCTTATCTGAAAGATTGATATTTTATTTTATTTGATTTTCTTATCAAGTATTTCTTATTTCTCTGAACCATATTATATAGATATTTAATCAATTCGTCAAAGTTATTAATTCCTAAATTATCTTCATATAGTTCAATAAATGTTTCATATACATCATTTATATCTTCTTCCACATCAGATAAGTCTTTTTTAAGTAAATTTAATAAATTTGTAAATGGTAAATTAAATATTTTTAATCCATTCACCCAATTATCACCACTATTTATATTTGATTGTGATAAAAACGCATCCATCTCAAATTTAGAAGAGCAAATATAAGATATATTAAAAAAGTCATATAAATTATCAAAATCAAAATAAATTTTACTCATCTCTAAAAGAGGTGATGATATTTCAAATACTGACGGTGATTTGCCTCGCCTAATGTGTTTGTAATATTGATAGGCATGTGTGATTTCATGTGTAGATATCAGTGATATCATATCACGAACTTCATTAGGATAAATAGATCTTTTTTTATTTGATACATTTATTTGTAATGTTATGCATATTTTTAATTTTCCATTTGGAAGCATTATTGATGGATCAAATTCATCATCAAATGGATGAAAATATCCGATTCGATTAAGACCACCATATTTATCACTAACTACAAAGATCGTATTGATTTTAAATTTTTCGACAGGAAAATCCTCTGAATATGACTTTGGAAAATATTCATGAATATTTGAATAATTAGCTAGTCCTCCTCTACCAAACCACTTTCTAAATTCATCATATACAAATTCTGAAATTTCCCTAGATAATTCATCAACAGAATCAGATAAAGAATATTTCTCATACGTTTTTATATAAATCACATGTTTATATATTACTTAACTAATTTCAATCTTTGGATGTGATATTTTAGATTATTCCATAGTATTTCATGAATATGATCTATTTGATCATATCTTATTCTGATAAGATTGATATAATTTTCTTCACAATAATCCGATTTGATCTTATCATTAATTTTAAGTGATTCGTAGGCTTCTTGTCCTCCGAAGAATTTTACAGGACGGAAGTGTTGTTCTCCATCAAACTCAATAAGACACCTCATCGAAGGAATATAGAAATCAAATGGTAGCTCTCGTATATTTTTACAATCATTGAATTTGTGTTGTCTATCATATGTAATGTTATTTTTTTTGAGAAATTTATCAATTTCTTTTTCTCCCCTAGGTTCATTGCAAGATGGACATCCATTTCTCTGTAAAATGTGTGATCTTGGGGATTGTAAAAAATCCCCATGAGATAAACATGTTATAATGACTTTCACGTCATTTTTAATGTACTTTGTTTTATTATAATTATACTTAAAGTCATGTATCAATTGTGATTCACAAATAAATTTTTTGGTAGTTTTTCTTATTGAGAGAGGTATATTTTCTGGCCTCCCACCTTTTAAATGATCATACGCCTTTTGAATATAAAATATACCACTATATCCTATTAAAACTGGATCATTGCCTGATATAAATTTAACATGAGTATAATCATATCTATCACCGTGAATTTTTTTTGATTTTCTAATAAAATTATCTTGAGATAAGTTTTTTTCAGGACTTAATCCTCTGAGATGACTAGATGCACATTGTTCAAATATTACACCTTCATATATTATTTTTATTTTTTTTAATGCTCCCCTATATTCAACTAATGTGTAGTCATATTTTGATCCCCACACATCTACACATTCTGATATGAATTGCTCAGTAGTTTTTCTAGGAATATTCTTCTCGGGACATCTTTTCATATTGATATGCTTTGATACTTTTTGTTTATAAATAACTCCATTGTATTCTACTTCTATCTCATCACTTGAGAGGATTTTATCACTTAATGATGGGTAATTATACTTGTACCCATGAATAGATCTAGACTTTTCAAGAAATTTTAATTTAGTCATATAGTATATATACAAAATAAACACCCCCTTTGTTTATTTTGGTAGGTGTTTTTAACAAATATTAAAATACGGAAATCATTTTTTATATATACTATATAAAAATAAAAGAACATTTATGGCTAAACAAGATAAAAAAGAAATTAAAAAATTTGAATTCAGTAGAGTCGGAACAATTTTAGATAACATCGCAAAAACAGTTCCGATCCATATCGATAAAGAAATTAGAGAAAGATCTTATATTTCTACAGGCAATTATGTCTTAAATGCTGCTCTCTCTGGTTCTTTATTCGGGGGGGTTGGTGACCAAGGAATAAGTGTGTTTGGAGGCCCAGAGGCATCTGGGAAAACTTTCTTGGCATTAAACATAATGAGAGAGGCTCAGAAAAAAGGATATTCCATTATATACATTGATACGGAACATGCTATTAATAGATCTGATCTTCCAAAATATGGAATTGATAACTCACCAGAAAAATTCATTATAGTTAGAGGTAATCAAGTTGAAGAATTAAATGTGACTCTAACGACTTTGATAGATGAGTTAAAAAAGGCGAAGTTGGAAGGATATGAGCTACCAAAACAAATTTGGGCACTTGACTCTCTAGGACAACTCTCTTCTAGAAAATCCAAAGAAGATCTCTTAAAGGGAGACATAAAAGCTGATGTTGGTAATAAAGCGAAGGCTATCGGTCAAATGTTCGTATCCATAACTGCTGATATAAATTATCTTCGAATCCCAATGATCGTAAATAACCAGACGTATGAAACTCTCGAAACTTATTCGGTCACAATTATGAAGGGCGGAAAACAGCTTTATTATTCTGCCAATAATATTACATTCCTCACGAAAGCAAAATTGAAGGAAGATGCTGACGATCTAGATATTGCTGGTAATTCTGGGGTTATTGTAACTTGTAAGTGTGTTAAGAATAGACATGTCAAACCAAAGCAAGTTAAGATTGAAATTTCCTTTGAGAAGGGAATGAATCCATTTAAAGGACTATTAGAATTTTGTAGACCTGAATTTTTTAATGAGATTGGTATTGGTAGAGGTAAAATGGAAGTTGATAAGAAAACCGGAGAGATGAACTTCACTCCTGGATCAGGAAAGTGGTATGTTAATCATCTAGATAAATCTTTTTATGAAGGACAAATGTATAACTCTGACGTGTTTACAGATGAGGTGTTACAAAAAATAGAACCAATAGTTAACAATTACTTTAAGTATAAGAGCTTATCTGAACAAGAACAGGTTGAAAAAGATTTTGAAAAAATTATGAACGAATCTGAGGATGAATTCCAAGATTTTGACTCAACAGATGCTGAAGATTTGTTTCAATAAAATAAATATCAAAATGAATAAATTATATGAATTTCTAAAACCACATATGGAATCTAAAACATTTTCTTCAGATGAATTATACCAAGCCGGTATAATAAATGTTAAAGATAATATAGAATTTTATGTTGATAAAACATATACTTGTGAGTCTGTTATTCAAGAGTTATTCATTAGGGGAGTTACTAACTATATAGAAAGAAAAAGAGGGACCAAAAATCCCTCTTAATTTTTTCAAAATTTCAATAAAATTAAGACTTTATCATCTTATTTTTATCATCAGAATTTCCCATTTGACCGACTCGAAGTCTAACCATCTCAAGAATCCTTTTGACGAGATTGATATCAAATATTCCATTGGAAATAAGACCGATCAGTACTCCATACAGAACTCCACCAGTTGTTGATACTCCATTGAATATTCCAAATCCCAAGAACGAGCAAAGAACACCCAATACTACAGATACTGCCCATGACTGTACTTGTGCCCACGAACCTTCGGCTTTAGTGTATTTCGTTAACCACTCACAAGCAACAACTGAAAGTGCTCCAAGTGCGAATAATGTTGTAAATAATCCCATAACTCCCATTTTAATCTATTTGTTTTTCGTCTGGTAAATCTATACCAAGATATGTTTTTAAAATTTCTACTGTAGATTCATCGTTCTCATCAAATGATATTTTATTATCCTTAAGTATTATTTTTCGATCAGATACTAAATTAGATAGTTCTGGTGTGTCTCTTATTACTTGAGACCATTCAGATTTCATGTCTAATAATATGGATTCTTTTATGAATTCGTTGAATTTTTTAATATTCATTCCTCTATATATTCAAATTAAAAATAGACTTTTATCAATATTTCATTGTTCCCCCTATACTTTGTACAATAGGAGCAACAGAACCTTCCTTGTTTGGAAATTGTAGACTCAAAGATTTTATTTGATCTGGATATTTAGATAGATAATCAATTAATATCTTTTCTTTTTCTTCCATTGTTGTATCATCTTCAATATTAAATAATTGAGCCAATCTAGTCAAGTTGCTTTTTACAAAAGATTCTGCATCTAGTTTACTTTTTGGACTAAAATTTGAAAAATTAGATATTCCCATTTAGTAAAAAACCAATGAAATTAGGGCTTTTAGCTCATTATACACTAGATTTACACTATATATAAAATAAAAAAACATGAATAAGATAATTTTTCTTATTATTTCTCTAATTATAGGAATAAAAACTTTTTCCCAAAGTACTTGCGAATCATCCCTTCCTTGGACCGAAGAATGTATAATCTATCCAAGTCCATATCCATCAATCATAACTAGATGTTATAATTTTTCGGGTATTGATAGTGTTCAGTTTGCATTTTTTAGAGCAGCTGGGGTTGGAACTTGTTTAGATATTCAAGATACATATACTCTTTATGATCAAGATTGTAATTTATTAGAAGAAAATGTGACAGGTGTTTTTAATAATTTAGATCCCAATTTAAGCTACACAATGTGTTATACCGTCAATTGTCCTACAGACGGGGGCATTGTTTTGATATGTTCAAGTGAATTAACGTCACTCCCAATAGACTTATTGTATTTTACCTATGTGAAGTTTGATGGGAAGATTAAGCTTGTCTGGTCAACCGGATATGAACTAAACAATAATATTTTTATGATATGGTCTTCTCAAGATATGATAAATTGGATTAATATAGGTAGTGTTGAAGGCGTTGGTAGTTCACATACCGCAGTATCATATAGTTTTATTTGGGATAGACCAAGGTCCGGAAATAATTATTTCCGACTTGACCAAATTGATTTTAATGGGGTTGTAACTAGCTACGATATAATTGTGGTTAACTTTAATGAGAAAGAAATTAAAGACAATATGAAGGGATATAATGTATTGGGCCAAAAAATAATAGTTATTGAGTAATATATATCATGATGTTACATGAATTAGAAATTAAAGGATTCCTAAGAAATATTTTTCATCCTTCCAGATTGTCCTACATTTTAATATAGACCCTATTATCCATTTAACATCATTTAATTCTAGTGAGATAGACTCTTCTAATTTATCTTTATCAATGATGTCTTTTATTTGTAATTTCAATTTTTTGCTCATCATATCAATTTCGACATATTCATTTAGTGTCTTTTCGAGAGCCCACTCTTTTAGATTTTCTTTTATTATTTCAACTTCTTCTTGGTTGTAGATAAAGTATTCTTCGTTTTCAATTTTGAATTTGTGGAGATCGCTGTCCACTATATCTATTTGGCTTAGAGAAACATCAAATTGATCTGCTATTATTTTTTCGTGTTCGATGTTTGATTTATTTATTCCCTTATATAAACATTGAGATATTTCTGAAATTTTGTATTCCGATGATTCAAAAAATTTAAAGGATTCGAACTTTAAAACTTTGTCATTTTCAATTGCTATTCTATCGTCTATGACATCAGTGATTACCCTGTTGAGGTTGTTGATGCCTTTTAATCCCTTCTTTTCTAGAAAGTTTGAAATGCGATTTGTGTTTAGATATTTTTTAAGATTCTTAGGAGCAATTTTCCAGTTATCTAAATAATCATCAATATATTTGTTTATGAGATTATAATATTTATTGGCTTCTTCAGAATTTATCATTTTATCTTAAACTTATTTATAATTTCCCATATATATTAAAAATCTATAACTTAATTATGAAAAATATTGCTATTGCTTTTGGTATTTTATTATTGGTATCTTGTGGTTCTTTTAGTCAAACTGAAGAAGCACAAACTATCGACACTCTCGACACATCATCTATGACTGACTTAACTATGGTTGGTGATAGTACAGTATCAGCTACTGATACAGTTGTAACAGACAGCTCGAAAACGATCTAAAAAATAAAATATCAAAAAAGAAAGGGCCTCAAAAATGAGGCCCTTTCTTTTTATATATAATCTCATGGATATTAAGCAGGTTCAATCATACTTTAATAGAAAACCTGTTGAGTTTATTATCAGAGAATCATATAATGATTTGAGAGAGGATAGAGAATTTATTCCTAGGTTTTCTTTAAAAAACATCAGAGACTTTGAGGATGTTCCGATCAATGAGCCGATAAAGTATGATCAGGATATCATTATCAAAGCTATAAAATATGGAATGATATTTCTTATTAATTATAAAGGAGAGAAAGATAAGAGATTTGCTGGCGGAGAAAGAGTTATATATCCTATGGTCATGGGTAGGTCATCTAAGGGAAAAATATTGATTCGAGGTTGGCATTTAAATGGGTGGTCAGTTTCTAATAATAGAAAAATTGATAAAATATGGAGACTGTTTAGAGCTGATAGGATTCTGTCTATGACATTTACAGGTTCTTTTTATCGATTGCCCCCATTGGGATATAATATGAATGATAAGGGAATGCGTGGTGGAATCATAGCTAGAGCTGACTTCAATCACATCAGAAAAAATCAACAAAATTTAGTTAAACAAAACGCTATTAGAAATAAAGATGAGGTTGATCTTTCTGATTCGGAAAGAAAATTTGTTTCCATTAGAGTTAAATCCACAGACTCTAAAGTTGATTTAAATAACCCATTTGATAATCCATACCTTGAAAAGGTTAAGAGTATTGATTTTAGAATTTCTTTTTTGAAAAGTATATATGGGAATGTGTATATTGCAATATTAGGTGCTTTGGGGGAGCCGGGAAACACTGTTAAGGTTATTACGGAATCTGGAAAAAATTTAGGAGTTTTTAAGGTTCTTGACTCAACCTCTGGTAATGTTTTGAAAAGCATAAAGAAGGTTAAAGGCAATTCGATGTATGATCTTTATCTATTTGATAAAAAAATATAATATATAATTCAATGGTTACGAAGTTTTTAAAATTTGTTGTCGAGTCTTCACAAGATGCTGATAAAATAAAGCAAAGATTGGTTAATGATCTAATCATGTATCAAAATTCTATTATTGATAGTATAGAGTTTGATTCTAAGAGTGGGGATGTTATGTATCGGGACTTTGATTCTATTGATATAAAGAATGTCCTGAATCAATTAAAATCCGATTATGGGGAAGATCTTATTGATCAGGTTAATGTCGAGTCTTTTTTTAGAAAGATAAATCAAATCCTTTCTCTTAAGAAGAGAAACACTAAGAAAAAAATAAATGACGAGTTTCTTCTTTATATAAAATCTATTGATAAAAGAATTTCGGACTCCGAAGATTCTGAAGATGAGTATTTTGATAAAATTGATGGTGAGTTTTCTATAATACCTAGGAGAAGGTATGAGGGTGAGAAGTACCAAATTCAAATAGAGCTTTTGAAGTTACAAGAATGGGTTATAAAAAATGGCAAAAAAGTTGCTATAGTATTTGAAGGAAGAGATGCTGCTGGAAAGGGATCAACAATTAAAAGATTTATTGAATATTTAAATCCTCGATACTTCAGGGTTGTTGCTCTTGGTGTTCCAACCGAAGAAGAAAAAAATAACTGGTTTGGTAGATACGAAAGATACTTACCAAAGGCGGGAGAAATTGTTTTCTTTGATAGATCTTGGTATAATAGAGCTGTTGTGGAGCCATCTATGGGATACTGTTCGGAGAGTCAGTATATGGATTTTATGGAAAATGTATCTGCTTGGGAAGAGAGTATTATTAATAGTGGGACCATTTTGATTAAATTTTGGTTTTCGATATCAAAAGAAAAACAAGAAACAAGATTTAAGATGAGACAAGATCATCCCCTTAAATATTGGAAATTTTCTCCCAATGATGCCAAAGTTGTGGATAAATGGGACATTATAACTAAGTATAAAAATCAAATGTTTTCAAAGACATCTACACCGACATCACCGTGGATTATTGTTAATTCTAATGATAAAAAAATCGGACGACTTAACGCCATGAGATATGTTTTATCAGTAGTTGATTATGAGGGCAAAGATTCGAGCATTTCGGAGTATTATCCGGAAGTTATTAATAAAATTGAATAATCAATGCCATTTGTTGATTTTGATAAAGTTGTTAGAGACATATCTAGTGATGAAATTGAAATAATTAAGACATTTTTTGATTTGTCTCAGGATTATGAGGACGATGGATTTGTATTTGTTGCTAAATTGAGACTCCTCATTAAAGGCAATAGATCAATCGATCTTTCAGTTGATCGTAATGGTAAATTGTTTTATAATGGTCGGGATATTTCCATGGTTGATTATCTTCCTATCCGACTATATCTATATTCTTTAAATTCGTCCTCATATGAATTGGTATCAACTAATATAATATTTCAGATTCAATCTGGTCCTATGAATAGGAGAATATTAGATGCGATGGAAGACATGGAAATTAAAATGTTGGAATATTATCCTGACATGTATAAATCAGTAGGATATAGTCCTAGTTTTTTGGTTTATTTTTTTATAAGAAATTAATAGAAACTTTTTTCGTCTAGTAGAGTATAGTTAAATTTGTTTCCCAACTCTTCTTTATATAAATTACATATTGCTAATAATTTATCATGGTCTGATTTTACTGGAAATACCTGACACCCAGCTGACCATTTCCCTATGGACATTGTTCTCC